GGCAAGTATTCACATTGAAACGTCATTGCCATATGAACATCTGATGACAGGCCAGGTAACTCTGAATAAGAGATATGAGATTACGAACTTTTAACTATGGCTGACAAAGCACGACGGCAATCGGGAAAGGGACGAGGTCTATTGATTTACATTCAGTTGATGAACAGACTAACCTTCGTGCTAGACCTCGTGGCTCTGCACAGAATAAGAGCTCTATTCTATCCCATTCGCATACATAATAAGAGCTGGTACAGGACGAGGGCGTTCACCGTGGCCTTTCTGTCGAAACTCCTACAAGAATCAAGCGTCTTCCATTCACTATACCAAAAGATACTGGTCGAACATGGCCGTCGTCAGGTAGTTACGTGGTTCGGTGACCGCAGAATTATCGACGTGCATTTGCCGCAGTTGTCATGGACGACTTTAGACCGTTACCTTATAGCAATGGACGTCCTAGCACCGCACCTGCTTTACACTACCGTGTTGTCTGACGTAGACAACGAGGTACTGCAAGCCGCGCTATACTCAAGCGATATTATACTTTTCAAACGACCGTCCGTCCCTCGATTAGCGGCACAGATGCTAGGTTTTTACACGGCTTTCGCGAAGACATATCAGCATGAACCGCAGCTATCACTCCTCGGTTTTGCTTTTAGTGATCAAGGGAGATATTATTTCCGGTTCCGACGCAAACAGTTCTGCATTGACGTCGTCGGGACCCGTCTGCGCACAAAAGAGTGGTTCGACATTAAGAAGCCGCATGCTCGTAGCGACGTATTAAATGATGCGTATTATCAGTGGCTGTACATTCGTGAGATGCTTGCTCTTAACTACGAGATAATAGTACCAAGGGTGCTTGAATCGTGCACGGAAAGGGAGTTGGCCCTCCTCAACCAGCTGCTGCGACTGGAGTACGACAGACACCCCCACTTGCCAGACGTTAAACTGATGAGATTTGATGATAAGTATTTCTACTTCGGCCTTGCCTATTCACGACGAGTGTTCCCTTCCTTGGGTACCGCGGTAGAAGTGCCAGTCTTCGTCGACATGAACGATTTTACATTCAGAACTGACGAGAAGCGGAGAGCGGCGCGACAGGCCAAGCTGCCCGCCACCTGGTGTGAAGCCAAATTTGACCTTGCATTAACCGAGACCGCAAAGTATGTCAGCGTGTACGTCCAACCAGGTGAAGCCATAGAAGTGGATATGATAATGCTGCCCCTACCATCACCAGCCACGGGCCAATATGCATCTTTGTCATTAATAAGTACCGATCGGCCCTGGAGCCTGATTATCGCTAGTACGCGTCGTCTGCCTAGCGGCGAGTTAATAACTGTCGCGCCACAGAGTGCTAGGAATCGGCTAGACTGGGTGCTGCCACTCATTCTGTTGGCATATGGTAAGTCGTATTTTGTGAGCGTCGCCGCTCTGCTTCTCCAGAAACAAACCACCACCATCATAGATCAGAACGCAGCGACTAACGCATTGAAGAACGCGCTTTTCTCACGTGTAAGCCTCAGTGGTCTAGACCTGCCTAAAGCGCCATCGTCGAGGCTATATCAACTCATGAACAGTCTGTCTCCCGAGGAGCTCTTTCGGGACTTCGTTAGCGATCGAGCAAATGTGATGGCCGAATACATATATGGATACCAGAGAAGCTTGGCGATACTTCGCTGGGCGGCCATGCGCCAAGACTTTGTTATTTCCCTGCCCACTCAGGATCGCGGCGTTTTGCGTAATTTACTGTTAGGCCCATACTACGCACTCAATAACACCACGGCCAGCGATCGACGCGAGTCGCTGTTTCAACCAGTAGAGTTGCGAGAGAAGGCACTCGCTGGAGGTCCATCGGCTCCCGCCGGATATCTGTTAGCGGACGAACAGTCATTAACGCATTTCCGTGAGGTGAAACGCAATGTTGTGATGATGTCAGATATGCCGATAAAGCAGACTACGGCGAAAGACAAAGCGCGCGCCGACTACGTACAGCAAGCCCTGGAAGCAGGAGTCCCTATGGTGACCCTGCAGTACAAGGGTGTGTACAATGACATTCTACCTAAAGATAGCCGTGGAACGGACAGAGCTCATTAAGCTTAATCCGGGAATGACCGGCGTGACCGGTCAGCTGTATTCGGATGCTGGCCCCTACACACCTCTTTGGCGATTCGTGTGGCAAATGGTGTCACCACTGGTATTCGGCCAGTTCAAGTTACGATACATCGGCACTCAAGTAAGTGCGTATGGACCTTTTTATACTCGCACTCTCATGACTGAATTCGCAACCTTAGCTGAGCGTACCATGACAAATAGTCTTAATGCCGATTTGGCGGTGATTGCCCGACTGTTCTTACTGGCGTTGAACGGCGGAATTACTCAATTTTCAGAATTTGTGCGCGCCACCAATCTGGCTGACCTATATGCGTCACTGGTACCGGAGGCCGCTGACGAAGCGCATAGGGCGGTTAGTACCGCTGTTCGTGATGAGCTCAAGCCTTTCCTGGTTAGCCTACTCCGGCAGGCGATCAGGCAACATGAGACCCGCAATGTCGCACGCAACGCACGCAGTGCCTTGGATGTCCTGATACAGGGAGATGTTGTAACAAACGTAATCTCCGCAGCCGCACGGCTTTCTCGAGAGCTGATAGAGGTGTACAGGACGTACAAACTGGCGGATCCGGACGAGGTGTTCCTCCGCCTGACACAGATTCTCCTGGATAACGAACAGACGCCAGTGCCACTATTAACGGCGATCAATGACGTGAATGAGACCGCCACGGATTCTATATCAATAACCGGCGAAAGTCTGCTACCCTTCTTGCATGAACTGGGCTTACTCCAATGGTTACAATGGGCCCCGCACCCGAATCTGCTTGGCCTAGTCGATGGCCAAACTGAGGTGCCAGCGACCTCAGTCATAAGGCCAATATTTTACACTGTCTCCCTACCACACATGCCACCCGATGTCGACCTTCCTGATCTGCTTCAATGGGTTCAGACTGTTACGGGGGTCTGGGCTTCATACTTACCCGCAGCTGCAGACGCTGTT